GGCCATTACGTGATCACTTATACAGAATGAATTTAAGATTTGAATCTAAAGCACAACAGCTACTACCACCTAAAATGTTAAATGCATACAGAGTTTGGAAACGTCTGAATGAAGGAGGATTTGTAAGTGAAGAAGATGTAGGTGATCTTTGGGACTTTCTTCTTGTAAAGAAAGGACATATCAAGAGAGGATTTGCTGGCGGTAAAACATTGAAAGGTGTTGACTCAATAAACTTAGAGGGATTGAGAGAGCACCACGGGTTGCTAGCGTCGGGCAGCTGGGAGATACTTAACTTTCCAGAACAAAGCAAACTATACATAAAAAAATTATTAGAGTCTGGTGATACTTTGATGAAGCCAGCTAGAATAAGACTATCTACAATACACGGAGCAAAAGGAGATGAGGCAGATAATGTGGCTTTGTTTACAGACACTGAAAAGATTATTTATGATTCGTCTAGAAACAATCCAGATCCAGAGCACCGTACGTGGTATGTAGGAGTAACAAGAGCAAAAGAAAATCTATTCGTATGTAGTCAGTATTACGAATATCAGTATAACATAGGAGCACCAATAGTATGACAAGCGAAGATGACATGGCCAAAGCATTTCCACAATCAAGACAGGTAGGTGGGAACCATTATAAAAATTTTCACATTCAGCCGTACGAGTTTATTTCAAAAAATAATCTCTCGTTCTTCCAGGGCTGTGTTGTGAAATATGTATGTAGATATTTATCTAAAAATAAGATAGAAGATTTAGAAAAGATAATTCATTATTGTGAATTAGAAATACTAAAATTAAAAGATAAAAAGAAATAATGTTTACAGTTCAAACTGAATGGGATTGTCCAGATAGTTTTCCTGATCTGTCAGGAGAAAAATATATTGCAATCGACTTAGAAACAAAAGATCCTAACCTAAGATCAAAAGGATCTGGCGCTATACAAGGACATGGAGAGATTGTTGGCATAGCTGTGGCAACAGAAGGATGGAAAGGCTACTACCCTATTGCACACGAAGGTGGTGGTAATTTAGACAGAAGAATTGTTTTAGAATGGTTTAAAAAAGTTTGTGCAACAGACTCTTACAAAATATTTCACAATGCAATGTACGACGTATGTTGGATCAGAGCGTATGGTATACCTATAAATGGTCACATCATGGATACCATGTTGATGGCATCTTTAATAGATGAGAACAGACTTTGGTATACATTAAACAGTATATCGTATGATTATCTAAGAAAAACAAAAGATGAAAAATCTCTGAAAGAAGCTGCAGAAGCATGGGGTATAGATCCAAAGGCAGAGTTATATAAATTACCTGCTATGTATGTTGGTAGTTATGCAGAACAAGATGCATATCTTACATTAGAATTATTCAAAAGATTATCTACAGAAATACAAGCAAAAAATCTTGTAGAAATATTTGATTTAGAATCCCAGTTGTTTCCGTGTTTAATCGATATGAAATTTAAAGGGGTGTGTGTCGATGTCGAACGTGCTCATAAATTGAAGAAGCAGTTATTATCACAGGAAGAATCAATCCTATTGCAAGTAAAAAAAGAAACAGGAATAGATGTTCAAATATGGGCAGCAAGATCGATTGCCAAAGTGTTTGACAAACTTTCCTTAACCTACGCCAAAACCGAGAAAACGCAGTCACCTTCATTTACAAAAAATTTCCTTTCCACACATGATAATCCTGTAGTTAAAAGTATAGCAAAAGCAAGAGAGATAAACAAGGCACACACAACTTTTATAGACACGATACTAAAACATAACTTTAGAGGTAGAATACATGCAGATATAAACCCAATAAGATCTGATCAAGGTGGCACTGTTACCGGTAGATTTAGTTATTCAAATCCAAACTTACAACAAATACCTGCAAGAAATAAAGATCTAGGTCCTATGATTCGTTCTTTGTTTTTACCAGAAGAAGGACACAAGTGGGGTTGTTTTGATTACAGTCAACAAGAACCAAGACTAGTTGTGCACTATGCAGCCAGTACTGAACCAATATGCTTTCAACCCTCTGTAAAGGAGATTGTAGATAAATTTAATAACAACGATGTAGACTTTCACCAAACTGTAGCTGACATGGCAAACATATCTAGAACACAAGCAAAGACAATTAATTTAGGATTGTTCTATGGTATGGGCAAAGCAAAATTACAAGCAGAGTTAGGATTGAGTACAAAAGAAGAAGCAGAAGATCTATTCAATCAATATCACGAGAACGTGCCTTTTGTTAGAGAGTTGATGAACTCTACATCAACACTTGCACAAGTATCTGGATCTATTGGAACTTTGTTAGGCCGTAGATGTAGATTTAATAAATGGGAACCAAAAGCTTTTGGTATGCACAAACCCATGGATTTTAACGAAGCAGTATCAACATATCGATTAGAGCATATACGTAGAGCATTTACGTACAAAGCATTAAATAAATTAATACAAGGATCTGCAGCAGATATGACAAAGAAAGCCATGGTTGATTTATATAATGAGGGTATTGTACCACATATACAAATACATGATGAGTTAGATATATCTGTAGAATCTAAACAGCAAGCTAAAAAAATAATTGAAATCATGGAGAATGCTGTTAGTCTAGCTGTTCCTAATAAAGTTGACTATGAATCTGGGGACAACTGGGGTGAGATTAATGGGTAAAAATTATGGCATATTTAAACGCAAACATTCCTGTGGAATACGCTCAGATAAGGAGAGAATATCTCTATGATCTTAAGAGTCATCATGGTGAAGTTGAGGATTGCATTATCTTTGGTATTAGTTCCATTACGGGCAAGTCTCTTCTTTTTCACGCGATTATGGAGAATGGTGCAATTTTTTACAGGTTACCTATTACAGCATTTATACAACGTGGCTTCAAGCCTACTGATGTACCTAGGCGTAGACTGGACGAGCTTCAGCTTTGGAATTGTTTCAGTTATTATCCTTCTGTGCATTCTTGGGATATTCTAGAAGCACAGGCTGGTAAATACATCGGAAAAGATAAGAAATGGCACCCTGGTAAGTATTTATTTACGGTTGACTTTGCTCACCCAGAGCCTAATATCCTAGATACGGATCATTCAGAGATACCGCACGAGCACAAATGTGCTCACATCATAGCTCTCGACGATGGGAACTATGCAGCGCAACCTAACAATAGATGCATTTGGGACATACCTTCATTTACAGTGAAAGATAACATCCCAGATTGGAAAGTGCAGACATCTGAATGGAATGTGGAAAACACAAGTAAATGGAAGACCGAAGATACGGATAACTTCTTTTACGAAATTGAGGAGAAGAAACATGATTAATAAATGTAAAGCAATTTGTTGCAAAGTTTGGGACAAAATTAAAGCTGCATGGGAATGGATCGTGTCTAGATTCAACAGGTAGTTTATGGCCCTAAAAATTTCTGAATCCGCTGCCGTGCAAATGCCTATGAAGACGGTTGCCAGTCTGATCGCGATAATCGCAATCGGAACGTGGGCTTACTTTGGCATTCACGAAAAATTAAATCAGCACTCAACAAAGATAGAGTTGATGCAAAAAGATCTAGACCAAAACTCAGAGTTTAGGATAAAATACCCAAGAGGTGAGTTAGGTCAATCAGCTGGAGAAGCAGAGCTTTTTATGATAGTAGAACATGTTAGTGGTCTGTTGGAGGATGTAGAAGCAGAACTTAAGAGCATGAGAAACAATGCAGTTAACATAGAATTTTTAAAGAAAAGAACCGAGAAGTTAACTGAAGACGTAGAAAAAATAATTAGAAACGGGAGTGGTAAACATCAATGATAGAAACTGTATTCGCACTTATATTAACTTTAAACGGAAATATGATAGAGCATGTTTATAAAAACAACCTCAGCGATTGTTTGAAATCAAAGCGGATCGCGCAGAACGAGGTCAATCCTGAAAGAGTTGTGTTTTCTTGTAAAAAAGTAAAGGCTCAAACAGAGATATACATGGATCGAAAAAAGATTGTTAAAATATTACCATAATGGAACCAATTT